CTGATGGCACGGAACACGAGCTTTCAGACAAGGAAGTCCGCGCCATGAAACGCACTGCACTCAAACGCAAAGAAGTCGAGCTTCCTGCACGACTAAACTACCTGCAACAGCAGGCACAGGCAGACGCACAGGCAGTAACCGACTTTCCTTGGTGGAATAAGCGAGAGTCTGAGGAGTACCAAGTTGCTCAACAGATACTCAAGGACTTCCCCGAGGTGCGTCGTCGGCCAGACTGGAAGCATCTGACTGGGTTGGTAGTTCTCGGAGCCAAGACTTACGCCGACATGAAGGCAAAAGCTAAGGCACCGCAACAGTCAATCAAGCGGGCTCCAGCGCAGCCGGGTGTGACAAAAGCTCCACCTATGCAGGCTTCTAACACTGATACGTCAAAGGCCAGAACCCAGTTTGCAAAAACTGGTGGCAGTCGTGATGGGTTAACTGACCTAGTCAAAGCAATGAACTTCGTTTAGTTCACGCAGTAAATCGCAGAAACTCATTCACTTATATGGCAACTCTACTCGAACCTAATCTCTCTGGACGCGGTAAGCGCGAAGACCTCATGGACATGATCGCCTTGGTTGACGCCAAGGACACGCCGTTCACGTCTATGGCTAAGAAGGGCTCCAAGCCCGGCAACATGTACTTCCGTTGGCAGTCCGACAGCCTTCCGACCCCTCAGGTTGGTGGCACGCCGGACGGTCTGGACGTCAATCTCACGACTGGTGTTGACAACTATGTTGTTGGCTACCGTTCTGAGTTGGCCAACTACGCGCAGATCTTCCGCCGCGCAGTCCGTGTGTCCAAGTTGACGCAGGACATCGCTGACGTGGCTGGCGTGCGTGACGAGCTGGCTGACAACGTCGCCAAGGCCATCACCGGCATCAAGCGTGACATGGAAGTGACCTTCACCTCCAATCAGGTGTCCCAGCTTGACACTGGCAACCAGACGACTCCCTACCGCACGGCTGGGGCTCAGACCTGGATCAGCAACGCTGGCACTGGCACCCCGACCCCCGGCGACATTCCCTCCATCTTCCGCACTCCGACGACCTCGATCGTTGGCAGCGGGACTGCGCTGGGAACGTCCTTGACGGACTCCGCGGTGCAAGGTTTGCTCAAGTCGATCTTCGATCAGACCGGGCACTACACCTCGTTTGACTGCATCGTTGGGACGGACCTGAAGCGCGCTTTCACGAGCCTGCTTGGGACGACCAGCCTGACCACCACGACCGGTGCTGGTATCACTGGCGCTGGCGCTACGAAGGTGCAGACTTTCCAGCGTGACGCTGCTGCTGACACCTACATCCAGTCTCTGGACGTGTTCCAGGGTGACTTTGGTACGGTGCGCCTCCATCCGACGACCTTCATCGGCACCGTTGGTGGTTCCCCGCTTGCGTGGACCCCGACGCCTTTCAAGGGTCTTGTCCTTGACATGAACCTCATTGAAGTTCGTTATGGTGGCAACGTGGCTCAGGTCACTCCGCTCACCGACAACGGTGGTGGACCTGGCCGTTTGGTCGAAGCAGTTGCTGGTCTGGTTGTTGGGAACCCGCTGGGTCTCGGCAAGTTCGACTACAACGCTGCTTAGTAGATTTAGAGCCCGCCAAGGCTAGACGCGAAAGCGTTCCTCAAACCGGCGGGCCACTGCTTCCGCGACACCTGCGTGGCCTGACTAGTTGGGCCAAAAGTGGTGTGACAGCCGGGAGAGTACCGGCCCCTTTTTATGACAGTGCTTCCAGTTCCAATAATTCCGCAATTGATTCAAAGGTACACTGGTCTGTCAGCACCCGCTGACCTGCTCGTGTTGGCGACACGGAGGCCAGCAAGCAGCGGGCCTGAGGGCACAAATGGGTCTGCCATACCATCTGGAAGCATTAACCCTAACAGCGGCATTTATGACGCACAGGGTAGACTTCCACAGATTCCTGCGCCGGGAACACGCTTCATGGCTAAAGTATGATTAACGTACCCGAACATCTTGTTGGTGAACTGGAAAAGGAACTGCGCCTTGGCTGGGAGCGAAACAAAGCTCAGGCAAGGATTGAGGCCAAACAGAACGCCAAGTTCAACAAAATGCGCCACAGGTCCGTTGAAGGACTTGGGCAAAAAATAGCCACCATTCCGCTGACGGCTTATCACTTTTGGGGCCAAAAACTCGGATATGGATGCTGGGATAGTAAAGCATTCATGGATGAGTTTTTGCGTGACAACCCGGAGTGTCGTGTGAATAGTGGCGGCGTCAAAGAGATTAGTGTAGGATGGACGCCTAGCAAATGAAGACAGTACCATTTAGCGCGCTTTTGGCCGAGACTTGCCAGCTTATCGGGCTTGACCGAAACACGCTGAATGATAAATCGTTTGCTGCTATCCGCGATTTTACGAATCGTCGGTTAAGTATGATTTGGGATCGGGAAGATTGGCCCGATATTCAGCAGGTCGTCCAGCTCTGGCCTGGCACGTTGATTAGCAACGTGATCACGGACCCTATTCCTATTCTTACGGAAGCTGGAAACGAGCTTTTGCAAGAGGACGGAGACACTCTGTACGTCCAAAACGAAGAGGATACCATCCCTGTAGTTATCACGCTTGACCCAAACTATCCGCGCATCTACTTGCGGGACTTCTCGGATGAAGCGTGGCAGCAGAACAAGATTGGTGAGTCAAACGTCAACATCATTAATCCGTTCTGGATTCTGAAGGAAGACGGCACGCTGGCTTCTGCCGCGGCTTCTCAGTACAATTTTACCTACACGGTTGGGGACGCAACCACTGATCCCTACATCACAAGCATCACCATTCAGATGCCGTGGGGCACTCCTCAGTGGACAAACATCAGCGGATCGACACTTGAGTTTGTCAACAACCCGCAGCCCATTGCGCTGGTTGCCGGGCAGGCTATCGGTTGCTGGACTGGTGATCCGCGGAAAACGTCTCGTGTCAAGGACGAGTCGTATGTGGTCGAGAACATGCCAAACCTTGATGTGAACACAACCGTGTCCACACAGGTATTCAGCCAGGATTTGTTTGTGTTGAGGTTTGAGAACTTTGACTCTAAGTTTGTGCTGCTGCGTGCTGTGGCACCGTTCTTGTTTGGCACGAGGTACGACCCAACTTTGGCGTACACTGCGGGATCTCAGGTCTACTATGATCCCAGCCAGGCTAGTTCAGCATACAATCCGCCCAGCAAGAACCTGCCTGTAGCCGGCAACTTCTGGAACACTTACAGCAATGCTGCAATCGGCGTGCTGCCGGCTAATCCTAGCTTTTCTTGGAGGATGGTTGAGCTTCCGTTCCGGTTTAAGAGCTATTTAGTAAACTCTGTGTCTGCCGACTTCCTGCGTTCAGAAGGTCGCGCAACCGAGGCTGATTCTCTTGAAGGGATGGCCGAGTTTGCAGTGCAACAGCAGATTGACGTGCTGATCAGGCAGCAGGGTCAAGTGCGAAAAATGAACATGGTATATACATATTAACATGGTTACCAAGTTTATCAGAAAAAGGAACCAAGACCCTGAAAAGGCTTACAATAAAAACTTTGCTCGGATTCAGGTTTCTGGTAATGCTCAGACTTTCAGGTTTAAGAAAACGGTTCCAACAGGTGGAGCGGTTGACTTTATAACGACTGAAGCTGGGTTTTCTTTAACCACTGAAGCTGGCGACAATTTAATAACAGGTTAATCATGGGCGACAAAATCTCTCAACTACCAGCAGCAACATCCGTTGACGGAACGGAGATCGTTCCCATCGTTCAAGGTGGTGCAACCAAAAAGGTAACCGGGCTCATCCTTCGCAACCCTGCCGGTGCTGCTGGTGGAGACCTGACTGGGACTTATCCGAACCCAACTCTGGCGTCGATTACGACCACCCAGACAAATGTGGGGTCTGGGTCTGCAATCCCGGTGCTGTCGGTTGATGCTAAAGGTCGTGTTGTTACGCTTGCCACTACGGCCAACCCGGCTCTAACCACCAACCAGATTGCTGGTCTTTCCACAAATGCTCCAGCTCCTCTGTCGGTAACCGCGTTTGCCGGGGTCTCCACAAGCGCATCTCGTTCTGATCATCAACACATTCTTCCGACGCCTGTTCAAATTGGTGCGGTGGGTGTTGGTTCTGCTGCGAGCGGGGATCTGTCTGGTAGCTATCCAAACCCATCGCTGGCTACCATCACGTCCGCTCAGTCCTTTGGCACGTCCACCCAGATTCCGGTTGTCACGATTGACGCCAAGGGACGTGTGACTAGTTTGACTGGTGTTAATGTTGCTGCGTCCACTCTTGCAATCACAGAGCTTACTGGTGACGTCATTGCCGCGGGCCCAGGTTCTGTGCCGGCTTCTTTGGCTGCTATCACGACGGCTCAGTCTAACGTCGGAAGTAGCTCTGTTATTCCAGTACTGAGTATTGATGCTAAAGGACGTATCACATCTCTTGCTACTGCTCCTGTTTCAAGTCTTGAAGGTGGCACGGTAAAAAGCGTTTCCGCTGGAACAGGGCTTTCTGGTGGCACGATTACGGTTGCTGGCACGATTAGCATTGCCTCGGTTACCACCGCTCAGAGCAACGTGGGTAGTGCAACTGAGATTCCGGTCATTTCGATCAATGCTCAAGGCCAAGTGACTGAATTGACAACGGTGGCAATTTCCACTTTAACCACTTCTGCACCTGCTGCGTTGGCTACCGCTTCAGTTGTGGGGCTTTCCACTGAAGCTGCACGCGCAGATCACCGGCATGTGTTCCCAACTGCGGCAGAAGTTGGTGCCTTAGGGGCGACTGCAACGGCTGGAGGAGACTTGACTGGGTCTTTCCCAATCCCAACTCTGGCCGCAATCACAACCGCTCAAAGCAATGTTGGATCTGCTAGTGTTATTCCGGTTTTAAGTGTTGACGCCAAGGGGCGCGTAACCGCGTTGTCCACTGTTGCCATTGCCGCCTCAACCACCTCGGCAATCACTGCATTGACGGGAGATGTAACCGCAACTGGCCCCGGATCAGCCAGTGCATCTTTGACGGCAATCACGACCGCACAAGCTAACGCTGGATCTGCAAACGCAATTCCGGTGTTGAGTATCGACGCCAAGGGGCGCGTTACTAGCCTCTCAACGGTTGCGTTCTCAGCACTGACGACTAATCAGATCGCTGGGCTTGCCACCACGGCACCCGCAGCTCTTGCTACCACTGCTGTTGTTGGTATATCCAACTTTGCTGCCAGAGCAGACCATCAGCATTTGTTGCCAACCGGGTTGACTCCATATTCGGTTTCTGCTGACAAAACGGCTTCCAGCACATTGGCACTCTCGGATGCTCAAACCATTTATCCGATCAACTCTGCAACTGGAGTAAACTTAAACATTCCAACAAATGCTTCTGTGGCGCTTCCGATTGGCTCAGTTGTTAACGTGCTTCAGAAGGGTGCTGGAAGGATTAACTTCCAAGCTGCGAATGGTGTTACCGTGTTGTCTCCGTTGTCTCAGACGTCAAGTGCTGGTCAATACTACAACAACATACTGTCAAAAATTGCAACAGACACTTGGCATATTGATGGTGACCTGCTTGGAACCGATCCCAATTACTCTCAGGTGTCCACCCTGTTGCATTTTAACGGCACAAACGGAACACAGGTATTTACGGACAATGGTCCAAGTGCGCTGACGTTTACGGCAAACAATGTAAATCCTGTTCTTACAACGGCAGACTTTAAGTTTGGAACGGCATCAATATCTCTTCCGGGTACGGCAGGGAGTTATATTTCATGCACAAATGGCGCTCCGTTTGCTTTTGGAACGTCTGATTTTACCATTGAGTTTTGGGTAAACAGAGCAAATGCTGGATGTTATGTTTTTGGAAATATAACCACATCAGCCGCAACAAATTACACTGGTACAATTAGTGGAACTGGAGCATTTGCATTCCAAACTGGAACTGCTTCATTTGCATTTTCTGGAACAACAGTAATTCCGCTTAACACATGGACTCATGTGGCAATGACTCGGTCTGGATCTACAATTAGGTCATTTATTAATGGTGTTGTTGATGTTACAACCACTACATCAATAAATCTTTCCACTCAAAGTACATTTGTTATAGGGATGCCGGGAACAATAACTGGATTGCAGGGGTTCTCAGGAAAGATTGACGAGTTCCGAATTACCAACGGGTTTGCCAGGTACACGCAGGCATTTAACGTTGCCACTGCTGAGTTCTCCAATTCTTAATCTATGGCCAACATCAAAATCTCCGAACTTCCAGCCGCGGCTTCCGTAGCAACTACGGACGTGCTGGTGGTCAACCAGGGCGTTAATACCCGGAAGGCAACGGTCTCTCAAGCTCTGGCCGGCGTGCTCACGACCTCTCAGATCGCTGGGCTAGCGACTACCGCTCCCGCAGCACTGGAAACGGCTCCTGTGGTTGGCCTAAGCACGTTTGCCGCAAGAGCAGACCACCAGCATGTGTTTCCTACCGCTGCACAGGTTGGAGCACTTAGCACTGCTGATATTGCTGGCCTATCGACAACGGCTCCGGCTGCTTTAGCTACGGCTCCTGTTGTAGGACTGAGCACCTTTGCCGCTAGGGCCGATCATCAGCACCAAGCGATTCAGGCGGATGTGCAGATTTTCACTTCCAGTGGCACATGGACAAAACCGGCAAATGCTAAATCTGTGTTTGTTGAAGTAATGAGTGGTGGAGGTGGTGGGGGTGGTGGGGCAAAGGTTGCGTCCGGCACTGCGTGTTCTGGCGGCGGTGGCGGCGGTGGATCAGGCTGCGTCGATCTATTTTTGCGCGCGTCCGATTTACCAAGCAGCGTTACGGTCACAGTTGGAAACGGAGGAGCCGCAGGCACTGGCGCGTCCGTGATTGGCGCAGGCGGCAATGGCGGGCCGGGAGGGTTTTCTTCTTTTGGAAGTTTTGTGCGCGCTGAGCGCGGAAGCGGGGGCGGTGGCGGGCAAGTTGGCGCGCAAGCTGGCGGCGGCGGCGGTGGACAATTTGGCGGCAACAACGGTGGCACAACGGCTAACGGTGGTTCAGGAACAAACGGAGGGTACGCCAGTCGCGGAGGCGCAGGCGGCGGCGGGGGAGGTGGCGTGTCTACCACACCAACTGCGTTGAATGGTGGGGCTGGAGGATTTGGGATGACTACACTTATTGCTGGCGGCACTGCTGGAAATGCTGGGGCTGCCGGAAGCAACGGCGGAATTGGAAACACAACTGGCATCACATCGCTGTTTAACGGCTCTGGTGGCGGTGGCGGAGGCGCAGGATCTGGAACAACTGGCGGCAATGGTGGCACTGGTGCTGGATACGGCACAGGAGGCGGAGGCGGAGGCGCAACTTACGGCACAGGTTTGGCAGGCTCTGGAAGCACTGGAGCGCAAGGAATCGTGATTGTTACAACCTACTTTTAGCATGGAATACGCAGTAATTAGTTCCGAGACAAACATTGTTGAGAACGCAATTGTCTGGGATGGTGTTTCTCCTTGGAATCCTCCTTCTGGCTACTACGTTGAGCCTATTGGAAACTCTGGCGCAGGGATCGGCTGGAGCTACATTGACGGTCAATTTGTGCCGCCTCAAGAAGCCTAACACTTTCTAAGCATGAACTACGCAATGATTAACTCTGCCACCAACATTGTTGAGGGCTGCATTGAATGTGACGCTCCCCTCCCGTGGAGCCCTCCTGAACAGGGGTACTACATCGATCCGGCCTATTACGTTCAGGACACTGGCGACTCTGGTGCCCAAATTGGCTGGAGCTACATCAACGGTCAGTTTGTGCCACCCGCTTCAAATGGCTAAGAAACAAGTTAATCTGTCCGTCAAGAAGGGCGAGAAGCTGCCTGTTTCCAAGGGTGCCGGGCTTACTGCCAAGGGACGCGCCAAGTACAACAAGGAGACTGGCAGCAACCTGAAGGCTCCTGCTCCTAATCCTAAGACAAAGGCTGATGTGGCCCGCAAGAAGTCATTCTGTGCCCGCATGAGCGGGATGCCGGGACCAATGAAGGATGAGAAGGGAAGGCCAACCAGAAAGGCTGCGTCACTCAAGCGCTGGAACTGCCGGTAATTTATGGAAAAGTTCATCTCGCACATGCTCGATCAGGTGGCAGGCCAAGGCTTGTCAATGGCGTTTACCATTATTGCCGTGTGGTATTTGTACGGCAAGATCGTTGAGTGCGAAAAAGATCGCAAGGCCCTTTGGGAGCGTCTTCTTAACCACAGCGGCAACCATGAAACAAACCATTAAAACCTACGCCAAACAGCCTTCAACCTGGTTGGGTCTTGCTAAACTCGGTGCTGCGCTGGGCATTTACTCAACTGGCGCGGCTGGTGCAATCAGTAGCGCAGTCGTGGCAATCTTCGGGCTCGTCGATGTCGTCCGCAATGAGCGTGGTTCCAGCCAACCCCAACTTTGAACGGTCGCTAGAGTTTGTCCTCGATGCCGAGGGCGGATTTGTAAACCACCCGCACGATCGTGGTGGCAAGACTAACCGCGGCATCCTCCAGCGTGAGTACGACGTCTACCGGGACAACCGGCAGGAAGATCGTCGCTGCGTAAAGGAAATCTCCCAAGAGGAGCTGGAGGACATCTACTACAACGACTACTGGGTCCGCGGGAAGTGCTACAAGTTTCCGTGGCCGCTGTGTCTCATCCATTTTGACGGCTGCGTCAACACTGGTGTGGGTCAGGCCGGAAAGTTCCTGCAACGTGCCGTTGGAACTCAGGATGACGGGATCATCGGCAACAAGACCATTATAGCATACGAGAAGAAGGTCGATGACGTTGGCCTTGAGCCCATCTGTGACTCGATCATGCAGCAGCGACAGGACTTCTACAAGTTGCTGGCAAAGCTGGATGACACGCAGAAATCGTTCAGTAAAGGCTGGAACAATCGCCTTACAAACCTTAAAGAATACATCGCATGAGCAAGCTAACCATCGCACTTGGCTCCTTTATGGGAGGAACTGGAAAAGAGTACTGCCCTGACTGTGGCTGCGACATGAAGTCAAATGGCACTTGCCCGGAGTGTGGCTACGGTGAGGATGACGGCGAGATGGAGGACGATGGAGAGGAAGAAGGCATGGACATGCAGGCCATCATGGACGTTAGGGACGACCTTCAGCGTGTTGTTGAGAAACTCGGCAGGCTACTTTCCCAAGACTAATGCCAGAGGATTCTCAGATTGCAGTGGATACCGACAACAACTTTGTCGGGTTTGCCTCGCGTCTTGATCCCTCCAATCTGAAGCCTGGATACGCGCAGTCCTCAAAGAACATGAGGCTGCAACGTGGCATCGCCCAGCCTCGAAAGGGTTGCGAGCGGATGACCGACGATACCTACAACACGCAACTTCAAAGCGGTTCTGGCTATTACATCAACAGTGTCGGTCAGGATAACATTGTCATGCTGTTTGTTGACGGCATGGTGCTGTACAATACGCAGACTAATACGTTCTCGCAAAAGTACACATTTCCTACTGGTCGAACACTGCCTATTGGTAATTTTGTTTGTCTTACCGAGTATTACAATAGTGATATTATCACAAATACTCACACCAGAATTTTGTCTGTATCAACAACCATTGGGCTAAATGTTGGTGACAAAATTAAAGTTGGATATTCACTGTATAGTCCAGATGTAAATTACACTGAATACACAATACTTCAGTTAAC